CCATTAGCCAGGGATTCGCGACCGAAATGCTTTATGCCCCGCAAAAAAGCCGGGATGAACCGCCAGAAAATGTTATGAATTTCAGCTTTAAACGGCTGGCCATTCAAAATGCGGCCGATGATTCAATGCGGAAATTCTGTGATCTCGCGAAAAGACTTTCGGGAGTGCAGCGTCCGCCGGCGAAACCGGCCGCAAACACGAAAAACAGGGGGGTTGACGAAGTGCCTGTTATCAATACTCCGGATGAACTGAAAAAGGAATATCCCGAGCTGGTGAACCAGCTTATCAGCCAGGCAGGTGCGGACGCCGTAACGGTCGAACGCGCCCGCGTCGCGGCGCTGGATGCGCTGGACGACCCGCAGAACGCGGCGGTCCACGAAATCGTCAGCGACGCCAAGGCTTCCGGCAAAACAGCCGAAGAGGTCAAGGCCGTCGTTGATATCGTCAGGAAACATGCTCCGGAGCCGGCGCCGGCGGCCAATGCCGCGCAGAACTTCATGGTGAGGGCGCTCGCGGACAATAAAAACTCCGGGGTGGATGGCCTCAAAGCTTCGGGCGCCGGCGGCGTCGGCGGCGACGATCGCCGGGAAAAGGCGGCCGCGGCCTCTTACATGGCCGAAATCATCAACAAGAAAAACGGGAGGGTGAGTAAGTAATGGCAGAACTGGTTAATTCCGTTACGAGTTTTACCTATGACAACCTGATCGGCGGGACCGATCCCGCGCCTTTCACGGCGAATGAAACCATCGCTTCCGGCGCCGGCGCGTTGCCGCGGGGAAGAGTGCTGGGCAAGATAACTGCTTCCGGCAAGCTGGTATCTGTGGACAGCACGAAGAGCGACGGCAGCGAAAAGCCGTATGCCGTTCTCAGGTATCCTGTCGATGCAACCAGCGCCGACGTCGTGGCGCCGGTTTATAAATCCGGGATGTTTAACCGCGAAGCGCTGTCCTTCGGCGGCGCCGACACCGCTGCGAAGCACGAGGATGCTTTGCGCGGCCTGGATATCATTCTCACCAGCGAGAAGGGGGTTTGACAAATGGCGAAAAACATTGATATCAACAACACTCAGTTTCTCTTGGCGGCGCTTGACCAAAGCCTTCCGCCTTCTACGCTGTTCCGGGACACCTTTTTCCCGAACCCGGTAACCTTTCCGACGAAAACCGTTCTGATGGACTACCGGAAAGGCAACCGGCAGATGGCTCCGTTCGTTTCAAAAGGAGTGCCGGGCGTGAATGTTGAGCGGGTCGGTTTCTCCACCAAGGAATACGAACCGCCGATGATGGCGCCGCAGCGGCCGACCACAAACGAGGACGTCGAAAACCGGGCCTTCGGCGAAAACGTTTTCTCGACTGAAACGCCCGAGCAGCGGGCCATGGCTCTGCGCGCGCAGGATCTGGCCGACATGCAGGACATGGCGGTCCGCCGGATCGAGTGGATGTGTGCCCAGCTCATGCTGAACGGCTCCTTCCAGGTTGCCGGCTATGCGGAAGACGGAAAAACACAACTGATCGATACCGTGACGTATGATTGGACCCAAAAGCTCACGCTCACCGGCACGGACACCTGGGATAATACCGCGGCCGATATCTACGGCAACCTGCAGGATATGCACCAGACCATCAGCCGGAACAGCGGGCGCAATCCGGAGGTCGGAATCGGCAGCTACAAAACGATGAACTATCTGCTGAACAACGCCTCGCTGGTGAAATACCTTATGATTCCCGATCGGAATAACATGCTGCTGATGAGCATCCAGCCACGTATTGTTGCTCCCGGGGTTATCCGGTTCGGCTATATCCAAAGCTTGAACCTGGAACTGTACGCCTATGACGGGATCTACCAGGATGAAACCGGCGCCGTTCAGCAGTATATCCCTGACGGTTACTTCATCATGGGCGTCACCGGCCGCGGTTCGCAGCTCTTTGGCGCCGTCACCCAGCTGGAAGAGGACGGCGTTCGCCGGACTTACCAGGGCAAATACGTGCCCAAGGTCTGGAATGAGGTCGGCCATGATGTGCAAATGCTCAGAGTGGCCAGTAAGTGCGTGCCCAAGCCCGAATTCGTGGACGATTGGTTCACCATGAAGGTTGCATAAAGGAGGAGCTTATGGATTTACTAATTAAGCGGTTCAGCGTTCGCTACCAGGGCAAAGACTATGGCCCTGGCAGCGTCATTTATGGCGTCCCGGATGAAATGGCAGAGGGCCTTGTCGCCGAAAGCAACGGGACTATCGAGGCTTTGCCCGCCCGCCAGGCGGCCGAAGAAGCAGCGCCCGCGGCACAGGACGCCGGCAGCGCCGCGACAGGCACCGCAGCCGAATCCGAGGGGAAACCGGCCGCGAAAGGCAAGGCAAAAGCGGCGGACGACGAGGCCTCTTTGCCGAATGTTGACCCGGCAGCCACAGTGAAATGAGTCTCAAAGATATAATCGCCTCTGATATCAACGATGTGTTTCTGGACGCCGATGAATTCGCCGAGCTTTGCACAGTCGAACTGGAGGGGGTCGAATATAACATCCCCGTCGTAATTGGCCGAGACGAAACGCTCGGCTATAGCAAGCCTTGGGACGGTGTTTATCAGAGCGATTTGACTATCGCCTTCAGCGCGGCAGACGTGGCCAGAAAACCCGTAAAAGGGCAGGATTTGGGGCTAAACGGTAAGCAGTATCTGGTATCCGATTGTTCGGATGCAAAAGGTTTACTTATCGTGAAACTGGGGGCGCCGGACGTATGATTGATCTAACGGCCGATATTGCAAAAGCACACCTTTTGCTCAGTCACATCGAAAACGGGGCGCCGAAGGCCATTAACGCCGCGCTGAACCGGACCATCGAGGGCGTCCGCACCGATGTGACAAGAGAGGTTACCCGGACATACGACATCAAAGCCAGGGACGTCCGGGCGGTTATGAAAATCAAAAAATCCGACATTGCCTCCTTGCGGGCCTCCCTCAGCGGCGCCGGCAACCCAATCCCGCTGATCAATTTTCGGGTGTCACCGAATAAACCCGGGGCGCAAAAAGCCGGGACGGCGCTCCGGGTATCGGTCAAGCGTTCGGGGGGCAAGGTTATCTCCGGCGCCTTCGTGGCGCAGATGAAAAGCGGCCATGTTGGCGTTTTTGTACGCAAAGACAAAAAACGGCTGCCGGTCCAGGAACTCTATGGGCCGGCAGTTCCCCAAATGATGGGCGGGGATAAGGTGCAACAGGCGGTCCTGGCGGGCGCGGAAGACCGGTTCCCGAAGCGGTTAGACCATGAAATAGAGCGGCTTTTGAGTAAGGAGTGACCTTGTATGATCGACACAATGCTCGCTGACGGCGTCGTCGATTTCATTACAGGCCTTTTCGTCGACTACACGGTTGCCGATGAGAAAGGCAAGGAGTGGCCGCTGGCGGTCGTTAAAGGGTTTCTGCCGCCCAAAAGGACCGAGGAAATTGAGGATTTTGAGAAATACTGCATCCTGGTTCGTTACGCCGATGGCGAGGCAGACTGGATAGCGGTCGAAGACCAGTCGAAATCGATAAACAGATTGCTCATATTCGTTCGGACGTGGTCGGGTGATGTACAACTGGGTCCTCAGAACACCATCAATCTAATGGCTATGATCCAGCAGCGGCTTTACGCGACGCCGATTGTGGCTAAAAAATACCGAGCGACGTACCCGATGAAGTGGACGGCTCCGGACGGGCAGTCTTATCCGATTTGGCAGGGTGAAATGACCATTCCGTTCTTCGTGCCCATGGTGCAGGAATTGTTTATTGGAGGTGTTTATGATGAGTGATGAACAGGAGCAGGCGGCAGTTCGGCCGAAAGCGAAGGCCTCCGCCAATCCGCCGGCTCCGGAACCTTCCGGGCCGGTTATTTATTGCGGCCCGACGCTGCCGCGGCGGTACGGGCTGATGCAGTATAGCATTTTCAGCTCCGGTTTGCCGGCGAACGTGCAGCAGTTGGTCGACGAATGCCCGGCTATCGGGGCTTTGATTGTTCCGGTGGCCGATCTGGCGCAAACAAGGATTGAGCTGGCCGCAAAAGGGAGCGCCCAGGCGGCGCTGTATCAGCAGATCGTCAAGACCTATCAGGCGCCCGCGGCCGGCAGAGAATCCGCTAACAAGGCGGTGAGAAATTAATGCGGCATGGGATTTATGTCTCTGACGTGCCGACTTCGATAGTGCCGCCCGTCCAAGTATCGGCGGGCCTTCCTGTTGTGTTCGGCACCGCTCCTGTCAATCTTTCCGCCGATGGCGAAGGGGTGACCAACAAGCCTGTTCTGTGCTACACCTGGGCGGATTGCGAGAGCCAGCTCGGCTATTCGCCGGATTGGGAGAACTATACGCTTTGTGAAGCCATGTATGCGTTCTTCAATCTGTTTACCGTCGCGCCGGTGGTTTTCGTCAATGTGCTGGACCCGGAAAAGCACACCGCCCAGGTCGCCGATCAGGCGGTCACACTGGCGGCCGGAAAGGTCACCCTGCCTGATCAGGGCATTATGCCCGACACCCTGGTGGTGAAGCTGACGCAGGCCGGGCAGGAGCTCAGGCCTGGCACGGACTATACGGCGTCTTTTGACGATGCCGGCAACTTGATCGTGGCGCAGATTGCCGGCGGGGCGATTACTTCGTCCACGTCCGACCTGGTGGTGTCCTACACCAAGCTCGACCCCTCAAAGGTTACTTCGGCCGATATTATCGGCGGCGTGGACGCCGCGACCGGGGCTTACACGGGTCTGCAGCTTCTTGACCATGTGTTCCCGTAC